GCGGCCTTGACCGCGTCATACGCCTGGATACAGGCATTCAATCGGATGATTGCGGCGTCGCCTTCTCCGGTAAGCCCTGCAGTGCTTGCGGCAGCCGCTGGGTCAAGGTCGGCTGTAACCGCGGCTCCCGGATCCACGCCGGCAGCGGCGGCACCTGGAGCTTGTCCGGCTGAATCAGGCGCTCGCGCACGGGTGAGGACTGACAGCCGGCGACGGCCAGCAGCAAGGTCAGACTGCAGAGCAGTGGAAGCAGCTTTTTCATGGTCGAGATCCGATTTGAGTTGGTCGAGGTGCGCGAGCGCCGCAGTCAGCTGCGCCTGGGTCCCGGCGAGCTTCGCGTTGATCCGGGCAAGCTCAGCGCCGGCGCGGGCGCTGTTCTCGGCGTCGATCTTGTCGCGGCGCGTCGCCTCGATGGCGATACCGGAGTTGATCAGGTGCGAGCGGTAGCCGATGGCGGCGCCGATCAGCAGGCCGGCAGCCAGGCCGATGGCGGCAACCTTGGCCAACCAGGTCGGGATGCCGCATTTCAGCAGGAGAGCTTCGATCATGTCAGCCCCTTCAGGCACAGCTCGCGCTCGCGCTGGCGGCGCTTCGTCAGGCCAGCCACTTCACGGCCGCCGGCCCTGTTCCACAGCAGGAGCGCATCGCACGCTCCAGGCATATCGCCAGCATTCGCCCGGCGCGCCATGCTGCTCGAGCAGAAGTTCGCCACCCCGATATTGAAAGCCGCATCGACAAAGGCCACCTTCTGGCCGGCGGTCAAGCGCCCCATCGGAATGCACTTGGCGATGCCTTCGGCGTGCCGCTCGAGGTCGCGGTCCAGCTGCGCGTCGCACTCGGCCGGCGTGTAGTCGTGGCCGGCCTGGGCGTTCTCGGTCGCGCCATCGCAGTAGGTGAGCACGCCTCCGATGTCGCGGTAGGTCTTTAGCACGCGCCCTTCTTGCGCCGGCGTGAACGCAAGCAGCGCAGCCGCGGCGACGACGCCAACGAGTGCAGCAAGCCCTCCGGCGCGCTTCTTGGTCTGATCAACCATTGGTCGCCCTCCCTGCCTGCGCTGCCTTGTGCGCGCGCTGCATTGCCCGGACCATGCTGAAGACCACGACCAGGAAGCCGACGACCTTGTAGACGTTCGGCGGCAGGTACGGTGCCAGGCTTGGCAGGTAGTCGTTCACGCCTTGCATGATCTGGTCCGTGAACGGGAAAGCAGCCAGAAGCGCGGCGTTGAACCAGACGCCTGCCGAGCGCAGCCAGGAGGTAACTCGTTCCTTGATCTTCATTCCAGACCCTTTCGTTTCTGACGCCATTCCTTCATGGGCGCGGAGTGGTACCACTGGAAGCCGATCCAGAGGATCGACGCGAGCGCCGCGAGGGGCGGCAACGCATTAATCAGCCAACCGAAGACCGTGCCAACGGCCGTGAGGGTCGATGCGGCATCGAAGAAGTGCTTGAGGTGATCGCTCACAGCGGTCCTTTAGGTGGGCGTAAAAAAACCCGCATCGGCGGGTTGAGTGGGTGGTTGATTCGGAGGCTGTCGCCATCGCATAACCGGCGACTTGGGATGGTCGGCCATGTGGAGGTCGATCGGCCTCACCCGCCTCATGACGTCCGGATCGAACAGGCGCGTACCGCCGGCCAGCACGATGGCGAACACCAGATCCGAGCACCACCAGCGCGAATCGTCGGACCAGTCCTCGGAGTAGGTGAGCGGGATTCCGATGGCGCCGGGCCAGTCGTAGCCCTTTCCTGCCTGGGCCTCGGCAAACGCAATTGCGGCGTCGAGGTCCGGAACCCATACTTCCATGTCGCGATAGACGGCGATGCCGGCCATGATCTCGGCGACGGTATCGGCACGGCAGCCATGCATCATGGACGCCTCGTAGGCGCGACCCTCGATGATTGCGATGGCATGACTGAACTGGCGGGATCCGGACAGCACGCCGACCGCCAGACTGATGGGGTTGTACGGCCAGCGGCTCGTAAGCCGAACGGAGACGTAGCCGCCGCGCGGCGCGATCGAGGGAGGTGCGCTCATGGCATCACCATTCGATCGCCGCGATCTCTTCGGGCGTACTGGCTGCTGCCAGCTGCGCCTTGAGAGCCTGGGCGTGGTTGAAGTTCTCGGTGCCTTGCGCCGTCATCGATGCGTACATGGCCTTGAAGGCATCCACGTCAGCCAGCTCGATGAACGTATTGTCCGTGGCCTTCCATGCCATTGGAAAGCCCGCTGGGAAGCCGCCAGACAGGGAAATATTGTTCGCCACGCCGTCGATGTCCGAACGGGACAGCGCATCACAGGCGATCTGCTTCCCCGCGTGCGGGAAAGTCGACATATTGGCTGCAGCGCGCCAGGCGTTGATCTGCTCGTTCTTCGCGGCCTTAAGTGTAACCAGGTCGACCGGCGCAGGTGCGGCCGGCGGCACCGGTTCGACGCCGTCGCGGGCTTCGTTGGCGCGGTAGTTGACCCAGGCAGCAGCCGTGGCCGCATCAACAACGATCATTCGCTCGGCGTGCTCGTCGAGCGGCTCCTGCAGGTAGCAGCCATCCAGGGAGCCGTCAGCAGCATAGGTAACATAGTGTTCGACCATTATCAGCTCACTTTCTCGATGAAGATGTCAGCATAGGTTTCCCCTCCCCATCCGCCGGTCACGCCAAGCCCGTTAGTGGACGTAAGTTCTGCATGGTGTAGCAGGTAGACAGTCTTGCCTGTCGCGAAAACAAATTCGGATGGCCCGATAATGGCGCGGGTCTGACCTCCGGTTCCTGCGTACTCGTTTGGGCCATAGGCGATGGCAATATTACTTACAGCCTCAGTAAGTATCAGCTTATGCTTGCCTACGCCGTACCCCGGTGCCGACGCCCGGATTCGATAGGTGCCGGCTGGAAGCGTTATCTGATTACCGGACAGGCTCGCACCAGTGATCGTGTTCCGAACGACCGTATTAAACACCCTCGTATGCCCGCCATTTGCCGATGCGTCGCCGCCAGGTGTCCCCGTGGACTTTTGATCTTGCGCCCAGAATACGGGCGTGAGCGAGCCGGAGTCGCCCTTGTCGCCGGTGCGCGTGAACTTGATCAGCACCGCTTCATTGGCGCCGAAGGGATTCGCCGAGCTACCACCGGTGTTCGTCACGGCCAGCTTCCGGTAGCCGGTCGCGGTCGTGCGCGCAGTTACGTCGAAGGCAAGAAACTTGGTCGGATCTCCCTGCTTGACGATCCGTATTTGACCCTTCGTGCCGCTAGTCGACGCATCGAACTGGTCGAGGATCGATGTGTAATCGATGGTGTCAGCGCCAACCAGGTCGGCGAAAAGCGTTGTCGCTGCATTCTGGTTCGCGGCATTGAAGCGCAGCTTGCCGGAGGTCGGGTCGGCATCGGCCGTCGAGGACAGGTCGACCGTGTACGGGATGGCGTAGGCGCCGCCGGCCGCCGCCACGTTGAACGCCGCGACTGCTGCATTGAACTGGGCGCCAAAGGTTGGGAAATTCGACACGAGGTAGGCCATCGCCGCATCGAATGTGACCTGATCCTGCGTGCGCGCCGGCAGCTGTGCCGGGTCGAGGTAGACGGTGATCTGGTTGGCGGTCATTAAACGGTCCCTTGGATTTGTAGGTTCATCGCGGATTGCGTCGGATACTGGATGACGCCCTTGAAACTGGAATAGCGGCCAAACGCACAGGCGGGCCCGTACATCGCCGCGCCGATCCACGCAACAGGCTTTTGCCTCAGCGCGGCCAATTTCCGCTGCACGGCTGCGATGCGGCTGTTATCGATAATCACATCGACGTCCAGCATTTTTGCGAAGTTGCGCACCATGACGTTGCTGGTGCCGTCGACGTTGAAGTTGATCGTGCTGTAGTCCTTTAGTTCGAAGCTCAGGCCGTATTGCGACAGCCCCACATCGACCAGCGGGCCAATCGCGCACATGCCGCACTTCGCTATGCCGCCAGGCGCTTTGATGGCGATGGTAACGAGCGCATTTGCGTACGGCGGCAAGAGGACCGAGACCGCGTAATCGCTCTTGTCGATGGGATTGAAGCCCCAGCCGTAGAAGCTCGATCCGGAGTTCGGGATCACGAGACTCTGCACCTCCTGATACACCAGCCCCTCCGTCAGATCGACTACCGATATGCGGATCTGGCTTGCATCTATGTTACCCAGGTAGACCCCTCGGCTGACCGCTTGCGGCGACAGGACGACGATGATCTCCTCGGCGTTCGTCGTCTGCGTCACGTTGTACTGATCGAACATCTGCCGGCGGTTGATGGGCCGGAGCAGCGGAGTCCACGCCGTCGTATCGGTCAGCGCCTTGCCAAGGTTCGATGGAATCAGCGACTGATACATGAGGTAGGTCGCCGGGTCGTAGACCTGCACGTCCTTCGCATACGTCGTGCCTGCGCTGTAGGCCGTCTCGGTGATTGGGACGCTCGAATAGACCAGCCCCGCCCCGCCCCCTATGACTTCGCCAGCATCGAGCAGGGCATACGGCGCCTTGCCGAGGTTGGCCGGGTCATAGGTGACGCGCAGCGTGTTGGGCGGCGCGGTCTGCAAAACCCCATTGCGGTCGTAGTAGGTTGCCGACGACGCGCGTGTGCAGGCCACGTCGCCCAAGGCAACGGGATCAATAATCATCATCGTGGTTAGCTCGCTGCTTTGGTTTGGATGGCGTCGGCGCCGTAGATGACCCGCTCAAGCATTCCGTTAGTGGCTTGCTGCTGCTTCACCTGGGCGACGTTCTCGGCGCTGTTGTTTTCGCGGAGCTGGGCGACCTCTTGGCGCAGAGCCTTGATCTCGGCCACCAGCGCATCGTTGCTGCCCGATGAACTGGACAGTCGGCTCATCAGGCTCGAAGTCTGGCTTGCGTTGAAGATGCGGGACGGGCCCGTTACCTCCAACTCCGGGCCGCCCTCGCCCACAAGACGCAGGCCGCCGCTGAAATCGCCGCCAGCAGCAAAGCCGGGCACCCTGTAGCCAGGATCCTTCTTTGCCGCCTGCATCCAGTCAGCGCGCTCGGCCGCATCCATCTGTGGGCCATACGCCTTCATCCAGAACGCCAAGCCTTCCGCATCCGGCGCGCGGCCCAGCACGCTCTGGTAGAGCTTGTTGAGGTCGGCTTCCGTCGAGTGCGAGATGCCATCGACAATTTGATCGACCGGAGCGCCGCTGGCGGCTGCGTTCTGCCACCATTGGAGACCTTCGGCATCAGGCGCCCTGCCCAGGTACTGCTGATACGCCTGGTTGATGCTGGCGGTAGCTCCTACGATCGGATTGGCCTTGGCGTTCACGATTGCTGACGTCAGCGCATTCATTGCGTCGACCAGCGTCAGTCCGTTGGTGTCGATGCCCTTGAGGATGTCGATTTGCTGCTGCGCGTTGGTCAGCATCGCATTGATGGAATCGAGCTGCTTCTGGTCGACTGATAGCGAGCTATCGGCCATGTCGCCGAGCGCCGCGATGTCGTTCTTCGTCGAGTAGAAGTCCTTCAGGTAGTCCTGCTGCGTGGCGAACATCGAGGATGCGTCCTGCGACAGCACGCTGAATGACTTCTGCATCCCAGCCGCATCCGGCAGCGGGCCGCCGACCCTGGCGATTGCAAGAGCCGCTTTCACCTGGGCCTGGGCGGCTGCACGGTCGGATGCTTCAGCGCCCTGCGCCTTCATACTGGACAGCGTCGACTTGACCGCGTCCGACAGCGCTTTTTCCGCAGTGATGCGTGCGGTCAGCGTGTCGGTTGTGGTCTTCGTCACGCGCTGGAGCACTGAGAAGGCGCTGTCGACGTTGCCCAGAGCTGCGCTGGCGCCGTCGTGGGCTGCCTGAAGTGCAGAAACCCGGTCATACAGCGCCAGGTTGCTGGCGTCAACCGCTGCACGCTCCTTCTCGTGCAACTGGATCGAGGTCATCGTCAGCGAATCGAGCTTGTCCTGCAGGGTCTTGCGCTCGTCTGCAATCTCCTGCTCGGTCTTGGTCAGGTCGACCGTGGCGGCATGCGTAGCAGCGAATGCGCTTTGCAGCGACATCAGGGCGGCGTACTCTTTCTGTCCCGCTGCCGAGGTGAGATCGAGCCCGAGCACAACCTGCTTGAACTGGTCCCGCGTCGTGATGCAAGACAGGCCAAGCGCCGTCAACTGGTCGGCGACGAACTTGGTGACGGGCGCCAGTTGCTCGCCCTTCGTCAGGAAGTTTTGCGCGAACGATGCGGTATCGGACTGGAACTTGTCGATGCCACCAGCGAGGGAAATCAGGCTCTCGCGCGCGGCGACGCTGGACATGCCAACCGCGCCGAAGCTCATGCCCACACTGGTCAGGCTTGCATCGAGCTTTGCATAGTCCGCTGCAACGCGGGTCAGGGTCTGCAGGTAGCCTTCGCCGACTTTCTGGAACTGGCTCAGGCCTGCGACGGCAAACTCTGCCATCTGATCGCCCAGCTTGGAGAACACCGCCTCCAGGGCCTTCTGCTGCTCGTCGCCGGTCAAGCCCTTAAGCGAGACGTTGCCGATATCGACAACGAAGCTTTGGAGCTTCTTGGTGAAGTCGTCGCCGCACTCACCCAGCAACCCGGCAGCCGCCTTCACGCCATCGGCCAGCGACTCGATAACCACCGTGAACTCACGGTTAGTTTCCGCTCCAAGCGCGGCGGTTTGCGTGCTCGTCTTGTCGCTGCCGAACCAACCGCCAGAAGTGGTGATGTCGGCGTACGATTTCGCATTCGCGCCGTTCGCCATCAATGCGCCAAGCGAGGTCTTGTCCAGCGTGAAGCCGGAATCGGCAACCGACTGCTTACCTCCCATGATCGAGGTGAAAATGTTTTGAAACACCGGGATCTTGCTGGCGATATAGCCGACAACCGCGCCAACGGCGGTGCCAATCGGGCCAAAATAGGAACCCACTTCGGCCCCCGTGAGCGTCATGTCCGCGGCGCCTAGGTTTGTGGTGCCGTAGCCATGCGCGAGGTTACCCACTTGCGGGTTGCTGAGGTTTGTGTTGTGCAACACCTGGCTGGCGAAGCTGCCGATGTTCGTCTCAATATTTCTGAGTGCAGCCTCCATCCCAGCCAGGTAGTTGATTTGCGTGGAGCTGTTCGAAGCCGTCAGCTCGATGGAGCGCGCAATCGAATCGGACTTGGCATTGCTGTCGCCCAGCACCGAGCCCGTTCCCTGTGACTTCTGGCGATCTGCCGCCGATACGCCACCCCCGCCACCGCCGCCAGCCAGTGCAACACCCAGCCCGGCTACAACCGCTGCCATTGCAGCCATGCGTGCGAATGCCGAATACGGGTCGCCTTCACCCTGCGTCAAGACTGCATTGACGCCCTTGACGAGGCTGAGCGCCACCTCGGCAGCGTGCAGAACCTGAGACGCGGCATGCATTGCAGCGTAGCCCTTGGAGCCCTGATCGAAGAAGCCTTGCGCGGCATCGGCCATGTCGCCGTAAGATTTCAGTTGCGCCTGGGTGCCAGCGAGTTGGGCGCGATTGATGGCGTCGACTTTTGCGGGGTCGTCGTCCGCGAGCCTCTTTGCCGCGGCCAACTCCTTTTGCGCCTTGAGCTGACCCGAGACGCCCTCAGCGTAAGCCTTGAACATCTGCCCAATCGCCTTGCCGCCGGCGCCGAACGCATTGCTCAGGCTATCGGCAATGCTCGCCCCGGCGCGCTGCCAGTCTTGGATTGCCTGATCGGCTGCGCGCTTGCTGAACAGGTCAGACTCTTGCGTGGCCGATGCGGTAGCGATGCGGGCACGAGCGGCGCGCATGTCCTCCAGGTACTTGAGAATAGCCTTGCCCTGCTCGATTTCCTTTTCAGTGGCATTGCCTTGCGCCTGCTCAGCGATGAACTGCTGTTGCGATGCGATTGCCAGGTCAAGGCGAGCAACAGTTTCGCGTTCGATGGCACTGCGCGACTTCTCGTGCGCGCCGTTCGAGCGCTCCAGCTTTTCGGCCTCGGAATTGAGTCCGGATATGTATTTATTGGCAGCATCCTGGCTAGCCTCCTCTACCGCTTTGTGGCGTAGGCGCTCGCCCTCGTCGGCAACGATGATGTCCTGGTCATACTTCTGGCGCGACGATTCTTGCTTGTAGAGAACGTCGTCGATAGCCTTTTTGTTGCGCTCGCGCTCCTCGTCGGTCGAGTTGTGATGCGCGCGCAGTGCGGCCAGCTCATCGGCATACATTTTCTGCTCGCTCAGGAAGGTCGTTGTCATGCCCTCTTTGCGATTCAGGAAATACTTCTCGTCGCCCAGTTCGCCGGCCTTGTGCCGCATATCGTCCAGCTTCATCGAGAAATCCACATACGACTTGTCGATGGCGGACTCTTCCTGAATACGTGCGAGCTTGTTTTGCAGGCGAGCGCTGTCGGCCTGGTCGATCTTCGGCTTCGACTCGCGGCCTTCGGTGTCGCGATAGGTCGGCGTGCCGACGTAGACTTCCTTGGCGAGCTTGGCCTGGGCGGCCTGCTGAACTTCAATGCTCTTGCCAGCATTGGCGATCAGCAGCGCCTGCGCACGGGCGGCATAGTCCTGGTCGACCCTCAGGCGCTCGTCGGCATCCTTCTTTTGCTTGGCGAGGCGAACGCCCTCGCGCTCCTCGGCTGCACGCTGGAAGCGATTGAAGTTGCCGCTAAGCTCGGCCTGATGCGCGACATAATCCGCATTTTCCTGGGCGAGCGCAGACTGGCGCATTGCTTCGATGCGCTTTATGCGGTCGACGGCGCCCTTCTCGGCCATCCCATTGCCGCTATCGCTGACGGCCTTCGATTGCGCGTCGGCGTCTGCATTGATCGCCTTGCGCGCATCCAGATGGCGAGCCCAGGCGTCGAACTTCTGGAATGTGGTGAATGCGTTGCTGACCTCGTTTGCGAGCGTGACAAAGAGTCTCGTGAGATCGTGGCCCCACTCAGCGAGCTGCCCGTTTTTGGCGAGCTGGCTGACCTCTCCGTTTACATCCTTCAGATTGTCGGTCAGGGCCATCACGCCGATGGTGAGCGCCTCACTGAAGGTTTCGCCGAAGGTGGTCTTCAGGTCCGACACGTAGCGCTGCATCGACAGGATCTGCTTGCCCGCGGTGCCCATCGACGCCTCATAGGTGCCGGCGATGTCCGAGCCGCGCTCCATGACGGCATTCAGCCTGGCCTGCACGCGCTCATTTTCCGTCAGCTCCCTAGTGGACTTGCCGAGTTCCTCAGCCATCTGCTGATAGGCCGCCTGCAGATTGACATTGATGCCGATGTTGCGCAGGATGAGGACGTTACCGCGCGAGATTCCGTTCACCAGGCGGTCGAAAGCCTCGGACGAATTGATGTTGCCGATCACGGCGGCGTCCTGCGCGATGCGAGCCAGCTTGGTCGCGTTCGACAGATCGACGTGGGCCTGCACGAGCTTGACGGCGGAGTTGCGCGACTCGAGCATGGTGATGCCCTGTGCGGCGATGGCCTCCGATGCCACGTCCATCTGCACTTTCGTGTAACCGGCAGTCTTGCCAACCACGCCCATGACTACACCAAGCGTCTCATAGCGCGCGGCCTGCATGACGGTGTCCTTGACCACATCAGCGATCTTCAGTGCGGCATAACCCGCGGCAAGCAGCTTGAGGGCGTCGGCGAGCATGTTGGTCGACTTGGCGGCATCGGCCTTAGCCTGATTCGCGGCCTTCATCGCGTCCTCGTGCGCCTTGACGGCAGCGATCGCGTCGCGGGTCTGTTCGGTGACGCCCAGCTGCGCTGCCTGATAGGCCATCAACTGCGATCGGCTCATGCCGATAGTCGCGGCCTGCTCCCTGAAGCGCTCGATCAGTTGCTGCTGACCGATGGTCAAGGCAGACGTCGAGCCGCCCAGCACGGCGTTTGCCTGCGCTGCGGCTTTCGTCTGATCGGACATCGCCTGCGCGATCTTCGCGGCATTCGACATCTGGCCGTTGGATGAGGCAACCTTCTGCTCTACGCGCGCGCTGGCCTCGCCCAGGGCGTCGAGCGCCTTGGTGCCCTCGACAACCGGGCGGCTGTCCATTTCGATACCGATCGAGGCAAAGTCAGTCATTCGGGCCACCCATAAAAAATGCCCACAACAGTGGGCGTTGTTACTCAGCCGGTCGATTAATCTTCCGGCGCGGCTTCATCGGTCTTGCTGTGGTGCGCAACGAAAACAGCGTCGAGCCCCCTGATGACGTCGAGCTCGTATGGGTTCAGCCGGACTCCCTCCAACTGCTGCCACGTCACGATTTCGCCCGATAACCGGCTGACGCCAAGCCCGGTGTTCTGGCGCATCTGGTTCATGGCCTGAAACCACTCCCACAGGTGGCTGATCTCATACGGGAACGGCAGCGGGATCAACTGCTCAGGCGTGGCCCCGCTGGTGCGCTCGATGACCTCCAGGTGCTCGCGCAGGGTGCAGCCATCACCCTGCGGCTCGGAGAGCTCTAGCTGTTGTCTTGCGAAGTCGCAGAGCTGGTCGGCGAGGCCGGCAAAAAATTGTTGTCCTCGGCC